TAAATGAAAAAATATCAGCCGCCAACAGAGACCTAAAAGAGCAAAACATATTAAATAAAAAAAATGTAGACACAGTAAAAGAAGAGCAGGTAGCAAGAGAAAGAATGCGCGCAAGAATGACTGGACCAGGTGCGTTTAGTAGAAGCATGCAGGATTCTTTTGGGAGTATGCGTGATCAAGTCGAAACTATGGACTACGAGCTTGGTCAAAAAATTCCATTTGCCTTCGCCGATGGACTCGCTAACGCAATGACAGAAGCCATAAATGGCGCAAAAGATTTGGATGATGCATTAAGGGATGCCGCGATAAATTTCTTAGGCATGATTCAGCAAGCTATGATGCAAAAAATGGCTTATCAATTAGTGGGAGCCATGGGGTTTTCTGGCGGGGGCAATGTACGTAATTATTCTCGGGGAGGCGGAGTTCCTGCGATGGTGAGCAATGGAGAGTATGTAATGAATCGCGACGCCGTAAATAAATATGGCGGATCATTTATGCACGGCTTGAATGCAGGGGGGGAAATTCCTAAATATTCAAATGGAGGGCAAACCGTAGGAGATTTTTTCAAAAAACAACCAAGCGTGGGAGATTTTTTCAGTAAACCCATGCCAAGCCAAAATAATTCCTCATCAATAAGGAGAGCGATAAATTCAGGATCTTCCCCTCAATTTAATTTCGGGCAACAAATCGGTTCTAGTCAGGGTAATTTTATGGGCGAAGCTCCTGGCGCAAGCGTTTATAATGCAATTAATCCTGCAAGCGGGGGATTTATGAGTAAAATATTTGAGATGTTATTTTCTCCATTTAAAGCGTTTGGTTCGTTTCTTGGTGTCCCCGGTTTTAACGAAGGGGGGGAAGTTGGGTCTGCTCTGGCTGCGAACTTTGGCGGTGCACGGGCTCACAAATCAGGCAGAAAATATCAATCAAAAGCTATGTCTTCAAGATTTTATGCAGGGCAAACGCAAACAATAGGTTTACAAGAAGACTCTCAGAAAATACAAGAAATTTTATCAGAAGAAGATCGGGCTCGAAGAGAAGCCGCGCAAAAAGCGGCGGAGAAAAAAGCAAAAAGACGAGGCTTAATAACTTCTCTTTTGAGTACTGTTGCGATGGGTGTAGCTAGTAAGGCGTTAAGCAATTTAAATTTGTTTGGAAACAGTCCAACATTTGATAGCGTCGCATCGGATACAAGTTTAAGCCTTGACGAAGTGGGTTTTAAGCACGATGCAATGATTAATCCTACCAAGTATTCATTAGATGAACTTGGTATGATGGGTTTAAATCCTAATGGTTCAAGGATAAGCCTTCACTCTAATCTGCAAACAAATCCTGGAATGTTTACTCAATCAGAACTTTCAGCTTTTAGCAAGGGTCGGTATCTTGGAGGTCCAATTCAAAAATACGCCAGCGGCGGTCACATCTCTGGAAAATCTGGAATCGACCAAATTCCCGCAATGTTAAGTGAGGGGGAATATGTTATCCGCGCGAGTAGTGCTCGACAAATCGGGAAACCAATGCTCGATCGCATCAATGCAGGTAAATTTAATGAAGGCGGAGCTGTAACTCAAATTGATGGATCCAACGAAACCTCTTCTGCGGGAGCGGGAAATACAAACAATATAAACATATCAATCAATTTAGAAAGAGGATCATCTTCAGGAAAAGAAACTTCTGAGGCGGGTTCATCTGGAAATAATCCTGTGGATTCATCCAAGGATCAAGAAAAAAATGCTCGAATGGCAGAAAAAATAAAGCAACAGGTTGTTGCCGTTATAATTGAAGAGCAAAGGCCTGGTGGAATTTTGAGCGAATAATTATGAGTTATTCGAATCACGAACAAACCGTAATAATTAATGGTTATAGGTTAAATGGCGTTCAAAGTGTGGATGGAAGTTATGGAATAAGCGAAAGACCAATAAAGGTTGCAGGCGTGGGCTTTATAGATTCAATTGTAGACTCTCCTCTCGAGGGTAATTTTTCTATCAACCGAAAGATGGTGAGCGCTGACCCCTTGCTTTCCACAAACTCTGTGGGCAAATATGATATGGATGAACAGGAAATAAGTGGAGCTATATTATATCAAGATAATACTAAGGGATTTGGGTTTACTAAGGCAAGAGTTTCTAGATATTCTGTAACATGTTCGGTTGGTGAAATTCCTGATATACAAACTGATATAACTGTATATGGTAATCTTGGTAGTAATGTCTTGAAAGTAGATCCTTATTCTGTTGATGTTTCTAGTCAATATTATCCTTTTGATGGAGATTATGTTTATAATACAAATGTTCAAGGTGAGATATTAGATGAAGGTGAAAATTTAAAGCAGTCTTGGAATGATAATTCTTTAATTATTTCTGATTATATATACAATAGCCTTAATCCTAGAACGAGAGATGTTATAGAGCTTTTAGAGACGAATACTGATGATGCTGGAGGAGTAAAGACGGAAAATTATGAAGCTTATATTAATGCGAATTCTGATTTGCTAAATTTTTATAATGATCCAGCGAATTTATGGGATTATGAATCAGATGGAATTCCTGAATTGATTCAAACAAAAACTAAAGTTGAATTTGGAGAAAGTCATTGGATTAATGTAGGGCAATCGGAAGGAAGAGATATGTACTACTCCTACATTAAACACACTCTTGGTTTGGGAAAAGATGCTTTTTTTATGAATGGATATGGAAATTTGATTACTAATTCTCATCCACAAACAAAATATCCTGATCAATCAAGTATTAAAATAAAAGTTAGTGATTTCGAAATAGATGCCGTAAGTGATTTTAGTTATACGAGGACCATTAATTTAGTTCCTGTATACGCTATCCCCAAGGGTCTTGCAGGGGAAATGGTGAATAATAATCTAGATCCAATACAAGTAGATACTCAGTATCCAATTGAGACAGATATTAATTTTAATATAATTGTTGATGAATATGAAATCCGCGAAATTAAAGATAGGTTGCAGTCTGCTCCCAAAAGTAATGTAGAGATTGAGATATTAGACGCTCAGGATAATAGTCAGGTCATTAATAGTTTTACTGGCTATAATGTTAGATTGATTAGTGAGAGTATAAATAGTACTATAGAAGAACAAATGAATATATCCTTAACATTTAAAGGGTATGAGTCTTTACATAATCAATTTTATTTGCAATGAGCTCTCCATTTTTAAGATATGAGGATGGTAAGATATCCTTGGATAATAAAGATCTTTCTGTAAAATCTGCAAATCTTTCTATCGCGCCGACATTGACTCCAGAAAAGGTATACGGAGACTATGATCCAAAAATAGCTGGAGCTAGAACTGAATTTATTAATTTTTCTCCAACGCAAAATTTAAAAGGCACTTTGGATATATCTTTTCATATATCTGCGGAAACATTCGCTAAAGATGGTACGCCTAATAATATTGATAGGCTGTTCGATATTCGAGCAGGAATGAGTGAAGATGCAATAAATACAAATCAAGTGGGAAGATATTTTTTTGACAATATGTATTTAAAATCTTTTAGTTTTAGTCTAAGCCCGTTTTCTTTAATTGAAGCAAATGCTTCTTATGATATATATGGGTCAATACAAAAGGAGCCTAATTATTTTTTTAGAAAAACAGATGTTAATTTTGCTCACAGCTTGAAGTCTTTTGGTGAAATGAGGGCTAGTAGTTCTAGCGCCGATAATTCTATTAATGGACAATTTGAAATTACCTCTTTATCTTACAATGCTGTTGTGAATAGAAAAATTTTTAATCAAATAAGATCTTCTGAGAATACTTTAGTAAACACTAGGCCTGAAGGGGTATTACCTATTAGGGTTTCCGTTGAAACTATAGAGTCAGAAATGACAATAGAAGCTAACGATATGATTCCCGATTTAAATGCCTATGGAGATCAACAGAGTTCTTTTTCTCCAGAAGGAATAGCAGACTCTGAGATATTCGCACATTTGTATTCTCTTCAAGGATCTCAGATTGCAACTTTTTCTTCAAAAGGAAAAATACAATCTCAATCTGTATCAATATCTGAAAATTCTCATGCTAAAAGTAATATAACTATAAAGGAAATTATAAAATAATGTCTCAAGAAAAAATATACTTAACTCAAGCTCCTACGAATATATCTAATTATAAGGGTATATTTGAAACAGGTGAGTATTATGAAAAGTTTGATTTTGTATATGACGAGCAAGATAAAAATTTTTATTATGCAAAAGATAATGTAAGTAATTCTAACGCAGTAATTTCGGGAGTCTATAGGTTTTCTTTAGATCCAAGCGCGCCGAGCTTGGCAGGAGAAGATACTTTTTATATATTCGACGAATATAATAATTCTGATGATCTTGAAACTGGGCAAAAAATTTCTCTACAAGGATCTAGTTTTGATTCTGATGGTATATATAAAATATTATCTATAGAAAAAGACTTTGATGATGCATCTCATTCTAGTGAAGTTTATGATTTCGATTCTATATTCGAAGCAGAAAGTTTAGGTAGTAATTGGTATACTTCTTCTTGGTTTTTTAGGCCAAACGTTGGTGAAGATTCATTTCTCGACGGATATTCTGCTTTTTCAAAAAGTTCAAGTTCATTTATTTATCATCTTTTATTTGGTTGGATATATATACATTTAATTGAAGATGGTAATAAAACTTTTTGGTTTACAGATGGAGGAGGTAAAGGTTTGTGGTTTTATTCTGATAAACAATTATTGGGTAACGCATCAAATCCGGATTCTAATAGTTTTTTAAAATTAGAAAATAGAGGGGAAAGTAGAATTGCTGGTTCAGACAGCTGGCTTTATTGGAGGAATGATCCCAGTAAAAAGTATAAGGCTTTATTTTATAATTATACTGATTTTCAATGGTTTGGATTTAATTCTTTTTCTGATATGCAAAAAATTACTAGTCCGAATTTTGAAATCAAGTCTTTTCCTAGTGAAGTAATTGAAAGCTTGAATTCCGATGGAAGGAATACTAGAATTAGAGTATCTGCTACAAATAATTCTTATTCTATAAATCAATATGAAATTAGAGGACAGAATAATATTACCTTGTCAGGAGTTCAGAGTAATCCGTCTGAAGATCCAGACTCTTGGGTATCAAATAGGTTCTTTTTTGATGCGGATTATGGCTCTTCTGTAAGTTTCAAGGCCAATAATTATAGGCACGAATATGGTAATGGATATTATGTTCTTCAACCAAGGAACATTAACAGCTTAAGCTTTGAGGTAGATTTAAAATTTAAAAATAGAACAAACAGAGAAGCTAATGCTATAGTTCATTTTCTTGAAAGTCACCAAGGAAAAAATCAAGACGATAAACCTTTGTCTTACTTGAATTATACTCAAGGTATATCCGGATTTAATTGGGACGGAGCTTCCACTTTTCATCCTTATGATTCCTTGGATATACAAACCAAGACTTTTTACTGTCAAGATTTTTCGCACTCATTAAATTTTGAAAACAGTAATGATATTAATGTTAAATTAAGAAATTTAGATACTTCTTTGCTGCAAAAAAGTAATTCGCTATTTGTTTCTAGCTCTCCAACTTATTCTGACGACGAATATTATGAGAAAAATGATGTTGTTTTTTATACTGGAAATAATGAGTATTATTACTTTGCAAGTGGCGATGGACAATCTCAAGGTTTGCCTCCTGTTGAGATGCATGAAGAATGGAGTAGGGAAAATGGCAATTTCTCGCATATCAACACGGGTCAATGGACTAGAGATTTCTTCTGGAAACCTTCTATAGGTCTTAACGTATCTCAAAAACCTAGATTAAGTGAAATCAATTTAGGCGCTGGATATACTCAAATTTATCAAGATGGAATAAATGATAATTTACTAACTCTTGATCTTCAATTTAATAATAGAAGTGACTCTGAAGCTTACGCTATTTTACATTTTTTAGAACAGCGCTGTGGGTATATTCCTTTTATGTTTTCTGCTCCCGCTCCATACGAAGCGCCTCATAATTTTGTATGCGAAGAATGGCTTCATACTTATAATTATAAAAACAACCATAGTATACAGGCTACATTTAAGCAGTATCCTATTGATTTGAGTAGTAGAAAAATTTTAGATAATGTAACTCCTGCTGCGGAATCTAATGCAGAAATAATAATTAGCAATATTGCAGAATTTTCATCCCAAGAAGATGTGGATCTTATTAGTGATTTGGGCAAGGGTTCTTATATCAAAAAAAGAATTTATATTGAAAATATAGGTGACAAGCAGGCTGTGGTAGATTCTTTGTATTTAAGTGAAGATACTCAGGATTATTATATAGTTGGATATGACGATTTTGGATCTTTATATACTCCTGATGGTTTTGATAGAAATAATTCTTTAACTAACGCGGATATTGAAAATATTTATTTAGATATAAATGAAGAGGAAATTCAAACTACACATTACTACGAAAAAGCGGGGGCTGAAAACTGGACTGTCGGGGATTTGGTTTATTCTCTTTTAAATGACGAACATTTTTTATCAAAAGTTCCAACAATAAAATCTATACAAATAATACATAAAGATTTAACTAATGAATCTGCTTTCTCGACCTTGAGTTATCTCAATTTAAATAGTTTAAATGAGGTAAAAAATTTAATAGAAAGCTCTTCTAAGAGAAATGATTATTTAAGATTAAATCCAAAAATTGTAACAAAAAAAATCACAGGAAGTGATAGAAGGTTCTGTATTCCTGATAATAGACTAAAAGATGTTGGATTGAATGGTAAGAGGATACAGATTAAAAAACAAACAAATGAAGGAATAAATTTTAAGGTTATATCTGAGGATAAAAATTATTTTCAGAATCACGAGGGGGTTATCTTTGACTTGGCTAGAAATGAATCCTTGAGGTCGGATGATTTATATTTTATAGATCAAAGATTGTTTGAGTTGCATGGAACTAAGACGATAAATGGTGGAGAACAAGGCTATATAGATATATATTTTCAAGCAAACGAAGAGAAAGATAGTTTTCTGATTGATTCTTCTGGAAGCTTAATTTCGTGGACAGATTATTCCGAAAGCGAACAAGGGTATATAAAAATAGGTAGGGGAATAACCTTAATAACGGGCCTGCTAAATTTAGAATTTCAGGGTAATGTGTCCGAATGTAATTTAAATACATGGGCTAAATTTATAGACCCTGAGATTCAAGAAGAAGAGGAGATTCAGCCGTGGGTTTATGAAGATATAATATCTTCTCCTTTTCTTGCTTTTGACGGGCAAGCACTTATACAAAACCACAACTCTCTTCAAGCGGAAGACAATGTCATACACGGTTATGTAATTTTTGAAGCTGATATCAATGAGGTTTTTCGAGATTTTCAGGACATATGGATTCCTTATCAAGTTGAAGCCTACTCTGAGGAGGGAGATTATGAAGCGTACGTAGATAGTGATTCAAGTATTTTAGCTTTATATGATAATTATGTTAGTGATGGCGGAGATAAAGATAAACAGCGGTGGGGGTTTGAGCACTGGATAGAAAATGGAAATAGCCCGCCGCCGATTGGTGGCGCTTCAATAATTTTTCCAAGAAACTCTGTATTTAAAAGTGAAAGTCAAAATATTCCTGTTAATACAACCAAAGATTTAATTGACCTTTTTGATGCGCAGAATAATAGTTCAGAGTTGAGAATTAATACCAAGAATATTAATCAGTCAATAGTAAATACCGAAAGTCATACTTTGTTTTCTGTTGAGAGTATAAATTTTCAAGATCTCCCACCTGGGTATACCTCTGGCTATATACAAAAAGGGATAGTCAAAGTGGAGAATACAAGCTCTGGAGGAGTTGCATTATTATCTAAGAGTTTTGTTGATAATTTTTTTAAGACAAGCGAGGGTAAATTCTATGTCTACGCTCAAATTCCGTGTTGGTTGGATAACTCCAACTCTGGAGTTGGTAATATAAAAATTTCCACTGACAACTTTGCGAGTGATTATGGAATAGTGAATAACTTTAAAAATAGTGCACCTTCCTTTTTTAATCAAAAATATAATTTAGTAAAAAAATCATTTGGATTGTCTGATGAGGCGTACGAAGTTTTGGATTATGAAGAACGGAAAGAGTATATTAACTTTATTTCGGTTAGATCGATAGATGGATCTTTTATGAAGGAATTTCCTTTTTCATTAGTTCAATCAAAAGAAATTTTACTGTCTGCGGAAGAATACGCAAATTCGGCTGTAGTTGAAGTCGAGCTTATTGATGGGCGTATGATTCTGGGTAAGCAGTTCTTTGGATCATTGCAGAGGAAGGTTGCTGAAGACTTAACTATAGAAAATGCTATTAGAGAGTGGAGTTTAAAAAATGTCAACAAGTCTGGGAAAATATTTTACAAAAAATTCACGCTGAATAATCAATGTAATTTAAGTTCTTGGAAGCATGTTTATAGTAGTGATTTTGAGGGAAGTATCTTAGGGAGTGTCTACAACTCTAATTATATAGACAATTTTTCAAGTAATTTATTGAGTCTTGAAAAGTCATCATTACCTGCAATGCACGGAGACGGGTTGAGGATAGATATAGATTATGCGATGAATTTAGAAGATAATTTTAAAGAAGAAATAAATGCTGCCGCTTCAACTTTAGAGTCTATCGTTCAACAGGGATTTTCTATTAAAATTACTGTTATAGAAGATCAACATAACAGATTGCATGAAGGTAATGCTGCTCAGAATATAGTTAAGATTCGGCATTCTGAGAAAGAATTTCTAAAAAGAGGCTTGCATCATTTTGATAGAAGTCAGCAAGATGCAGACTTTGGAAATGGATTTTGGGGTTATCTAATTAGTGAAGATAACCATTTCTTGAGAAGAATTTCTGCAGTTATGTCAATTAATCCTGAAAAAATAAGAAGCGCCGAATACTCTCAAAGAGTAAGTGTTAATTATGATCCAGCCTCCAGGACTCCATTGTATTACGCTGCTCTTCATGAAATGTTGAGTATGATGGGTTTGGGGTATTTGTGGAATGAAAATAGGGTTTGGTCTTTGGATGATGATGATTTAAATTCTATATATAATTTGTCAGAACCAGCCGGTCAATATATAGGCACGAATGGAGTCGAGGAATATCTAAACCTTCTTGAATCATGGAGTCAAGCTGGAGAAGTTTTTGATGTTAATGATTATGAAAGATATATTGATGAAAATCCAACTGTATTACAGGAGTATGAAACTTACTTGGCGCAAACTCCTGAAGAGGATCAGTTGTCTAAGAATGAATGGGGTATCAATCATTGGTTTTCTAGCGGTATTAATGATGACACATTAACCATGTCAAAGAATAATCAATTAGTTGATTATTATACAATAAAGCTACCTTTAGCTGATAATGGGTTATATCTAAGAAGCGCGGTTAAGCAAATTGATGATGGGGCATCTTCAAAAATACAACCTTCTATACCTGGTGAAATTATGACTGATTTTGGATTAATCGCTAGAGCTCCCGCGACTCCAATCACTAATCCTGGTGCAGCCTTGTCGAGAATATCTATTGGAATGCTTCAGGATTTAGGTTATAATGTTAGTTATGGACCGGCGAGACCTGATGATGATTTATATTTAAAACCTGATATTAATTTAAAATGAGTAGATCTTCGTCAAATACAAACAAGCAAATCGCGTCAATTAATCCTGGGGTAGTTATAGATTTATACGAAATTAATTTTGGAAATCTTCAGGAGAGTCTGCAATTTTTAAGTGATTCTTTTTCAATTAATATAAATAACGAGCCGGTCTATCGGTTTTGCCCGATGATCAATGGTTCCAACCCTATTGTTTGGCAAGGGAATTCATATCAACCTTTACCAATAAAGATGGAAGGCTTTGAGTATCAAGGAGAAGGAAGATTACCTAGGCCAAAATTAACAATCGCAAATCCTGAAGGATTATTTTCAAAAATCATATACTCTAATCATGATTTTATGAACTGCAAAATTACCCGAAAGAGAACATTTGCCAAATTTCTTGATAATGAAAATTTCGAAATCTCTTCGAGGGGAGTAAATGATAATAATAAGAATACCTTTGGCTCAAGCGATCCTAATTCGCATTTTCCCGAAGATGTATATTATATAAATAGAAAAACTTCAGAAGATAAAAAAACAATCCAATTCGAACTTGTTTCCGCTCTCGAAATGGAGCAGGCCTGGATTCCTGCTAGGCCAATTATAGCAAATCATTGCTCTTGGACTTATAGGTGTTCTATAGGTTGTAGGTATAAGGGTTTACCTATTGAAACTTTAGAGGGTAGAAATTTAACTAAAGACTTGAAGTACGCTTCAAACGCAAATTCTAATAATTCTAGCATTAACTTTGGTAGGGTTGATCCTGACAAATACACAGGAAAGGGACAATTGATGAATGCTGTTCCTGAGTGGAGTAAATTTGGCCATAAATATGAAAACAATGAATTTATAGAGGGCGACGAAGACTCTAAATACGGTTATCAGTTGGGGGATGTTGTTAAGATTATAAATAATAACTCTTCCAATCCATATATTAATGTGCCGCAAGTTTTTGTTTGTATTCAAGCTCATTCAGATCCAGCAAAAAATCATCCATTTATTAGTAAATCTAATTGGCTGAAAGATGAATGCAGTAAAGATATTAAGGCGTGCAAAAAAAGATTTTCTAATCTAAAAGAGTTGGATGGTTATAACTCAATAGCTGGAACAAAAAATCCGGCTTCGATAACTCACGAGGAAACCAATTTACCTTTCGGGGGATTTCCTGGCGCAGAACCTTATCCTTTTGATTAATGATTTCCGAGCGTATACTTTTTGAGATAAAAAAATACGCCAAAAGTAAAGATACAGAAGAATCTTGTGGTATAATTTATCAAAAAGGTGAAGAGCTTTCTTTTTTGAAGTGTGAAAATTTAAGTAAAAATAAAAGTGTGCATTTCGAAATTGATCCTAGATATTTAGTAGAATATAATGTGTTTTATATTTATCATTCTCATGTTAATGCTTCCGCAAAACCATCTATTTTTGATATTAAAATGTATGATCAAATACTTATTCCTTTCTTAATTTACAGTTTAAGGGATGATGGTTTTTACATATATAAAAAATAAGTGTAAAACATTAAAGGTTTAAGGTGAAAAGTATATATTTACACGGCAAATTGGGTCAAGAATTTGGCAAAAAATGGGAATTAGATGTTAAGTCTATTCCTGAGGCTTTTCATGCTATAAATTGTAACAACGGGAATTTCCTTGATACTGTTATACATTCTTTATATGAAGGTAGTAAGTATACAATATTAAAGAAAGATATAAATAAAATCAAAAGCAAAAAAGATTTTGAGGAAAATGTGTTATCTCAAGATGAGCTTGATCAAGGTTTAATTTCTGAGGAATTACATATAATCTCATCTATTGAAGGAGGAGCTGTTGTTTTACCTATTGTCGGAGAAATTGTGATAGGAGAATTGATTCTTAATGCTGTTATTATGACGGCGATAAGTTATGGAATCGCTGCTTTGACTAAACCTCCGGACCCACCCAAGATTACAAGTAATCAAATTTCCACAAAATCTTATGTTCTTAACGGGCCTTCAAATAGAGCTTCGCAGGGATCTCCAGTACCAATAGGTTATGGAAGATTAAGGATAGGTTCAAATGTTATAAGTTCAAGGAAAACATTTAAAAAATTAGATGACAGTAAGGATCAAAATTCATTGGAATCTTTTTCTACAATTCAATATCTTGATTTATTATGCGAGGGTCCCATTTTAGGATTTGTAGATGAAGCTGGGAATCAAATAGTTGATCCAGAAGAATACGATAAAGCTATATACCTTAATGGGGTGCCAGTAAGGAATAATCAAGGTTTATATAATTATATATTATCCGAAGACTCTAAACAGGAACATTCTGACTTAATAAAAATATCCACAGGAGAAGAAGATTCTTTCGGCACTAAGAATATGTTCGCTGGAGCGTCCTATTCGAAGCAATATGACGCTTTATTATTTGGGCCCAAACCTTACGCTTCCGATGGTAAAACTTATCAAGTTGAAAAGTTTGAAAATCTTGAGTTAGGTGTTGGGTCTGTTAATCGGTCTTCTGATTTTAATGAGGTCGAGTTTGCTAAAGAAAATGGAGCTAAAATATTTTCGCACATGGTAACTAATATTAATGTTAATGAAATAGATATTAATTTTAATGTTCAAATGGTTAGGAAAGATAAAAAGGGTGACACTTATTTTAATTGGTGTGATTTTATTATACTTGTACAATCTGCGGGTAAGGAGTATAATGTTTTAGATCCAGAATCTGGTTGTGTATGTCTATTTAATAATTTAGAAATCGAAGGTTTTGCTAATCAAATTATTGTAGATGGAAGTGAGAATAATCAACCTAAATATCAATTTGGCAAAAAAATTTGGGACGGCTTGACGGGCTCTGAGCAAGCAGTTATGCCGTTTAAGCCTAGTATTGGAGGTGAAATTTCTGAAGATATAAAAATAAGGTCTTACGAGTTGTTTGTTGATAATAATCCAGAAATATTAAATAAATATCAAAGATATATTATTGATAGAAAGTATTTTCGTATTGAAGGTATTGCCACCTCTTCTTATGAATTCTCTATTAATATAAAATTCGAGTGGAATGATTTGACTGAAAAGCTTAACAGTGGTATGACATTTAAAGTTATAAAACTTAGTAATGAATATGATCCTAGTGTTAGCGCTAGAAAAGAAGAATTTGATATGACGATGGGCGAGAATGGTAATGAAAATTACGGGCAAATACTTCAAGGCCCAAGAGATAGCCAAACATCGCAGTGGAATGCTATAGATGGAATTCTTAATAAAAGAGTTGTATATATAACTTCTGTGGCCGAACATATAGAAGAAAACTTTTTTTACCCTAATACTGCTTTAGCTAGCATAAGTTTTGATTCTAGGAATTTTGCTTCAGTACCGGAGCGAACATATCATTTAAAAATGAAGAAAATGTTAATTCCTAGTAATTATGACCCTTCCAGTAGAAAGTATAAAGGGGCTTGGAATGGATTATTTAAGGGTCAAAACGATGGAGATTCTATATTATCTATATCGGATTCCAATAAATATTGGAGCGATAATCCAGCGTGGATATTTTATGACATATTAAGTAACCCAAGGTTTGGTGTGGCAAAATATGGATTAGAGGAATACAATATTGATAAGTGGCAATTATATAAAGTTGCAAAATATTGCGATGAATTGGTTGAAACTGGATACACGCCTGAAACAAAAACTTCTGTACCTCGAGCTTTCTCTACAGATAATGTTGTTAATTTTGATGAAAATATTAATGGCGATTATGGTTTTATAGAAATAGAAATCGAGGATTATTTTTGGTATTTTAATGAATATGGGGAAGCAGAATTTTCTGAAAAAAGATTTTTGAACTCAACTTATGTTCCTTCGGGTTTAGGTTCAAGATCAAATTTAATAACTTCCGAGAATATTAATTTAGTATACCAAGATATATTCAATGAAGATGCTACTATTTCCGAAGTTGTAAGATATGCTAATATAGGTATTACTGTTGAAAATTTAATATCTTTTATATTTGGGTACTCTAATGAAGAATTAAGAATTAGAGCCTTAGAGATTCTTTCTGAATCAGGAGAATCTCCTGCGGAAATTGAAGTAAAAAATAAAATTGAGGATATCGAAAAAAAATTACAATCAATCAGTTTTTCTAGATTTGATTTTGAGAAGGAATTCGGAGAAGGTTCCTCGATGAAAGGTAAGAAAATTGCTCTATTTTTAAATAAACATCATTTTAATGAAACTAATCAAGATATAAAAAAGAATATACAGAAAAAATCATGCTTGAAGGAAGGTTATTTTAATATAGAAGAAAGGGTCATTATTAGCGCTAACCCTGACAAAAGAACAGTGAGGATCTCTGGCCCTAGTTTGGATGTTGATAGTTCTTTTGTATCTGTTGATGACAAGAAATATTCTTACGGAGGTTGCGCTACTCAAATTAATTATCCAATTATAGAACCTAGATTTACTGCGAATTTATATTTAAATGATAAATCTGAAGCTTTAAATACATTGAATGCAATAAGTTCTGTGTTTAGGGGTATCATATCTTATCAAGCTGGACAAGTAAGCGTTACTATGGATTCCCCTAAGCAGTCGGTTAAATTATTTACAAATTCCAATGTATCAAAAGAAGGTTTTGTCTACGCTGGGGACTACAAAAATAAAAAATTCAGCAGCTCAATAGTAAGATTCAATAATAAAGAAAAGGCTTTTAAACCTGATATAGTTTTTGAAGAAGATCCGTCTCTCATGCAGAAATTTGGATTTTCGCAAAAAGAAACTATTGGGTTTGGTATAACTTCTAGCTCTCAAGCCCAGAGATTAGCTAAGTGGATTTTGACTACATCGAACTTAGAGGGAGAAAATATAAAATTCAATACATCTTTAGACGCTAATTACTTATTGCCTGGATCAATTTTTGAAGTCTCGGATGAAATGAGATCTGGGAAATATAAAAGCGGAAGAATCTTGGAGGTTGGGTCATATAGGGAAATAAAGAAAAAGAAGACAATCCGAATATTCGATCCTTATGTTGTAATAGATAAGCCTGCATTAACCTTGGGAGGCTTATCTAGGGTGGAATTGACTATATCTTGCGGACAGGGTCAGGAGGATTTTAATAATATAACGAGACGAGCATCTGCGGGAACATACGAGTCAAGTCAAGATCAGGATGTAGAAGTAGAAAATATGCAATCAAGTCAAATTATAAAATTTGAAGGCACTGTAGATTTAATTCCTCAAGAAGAAAACAACGGAGTCGTTTTTGAGGAAACTATTATATCCGATTTAATCCTTAAGAAATTAATTAAGGTTTCAATAAAAGACAATTTAATTCTTTTATATAACCATAGATTTAAAGAAGGTGATAGGGTTAGGTTTACAAGTGATGGAACCTTACCTTCTGGTATTTCATCTAGAAATATTCATGAAGAATCCTATTTCGTTATAAATCCCACCAAGCATAGCTTTCAAATATCTAAGACAAAAAATGGAGGTGTAGTAAATATTTATAGCGAAGGAATGGATTATCTTCAAAATTCAGGAGGCTTGCATTATGTATGTCCCGAAAACTTATATTCCGATAATCATTTTACGCTAGAAGCTTTAAATCAAGTGTCAGAAGGTTCCACTTATTCTTTGAAGAGTTATGTAAATTCCGGTATAGAAGATAATATACAAGAGGATTTTTTGTCTAGCGAAGAATTAGGTATTCTTGGAATAGATAAAGATTTTGTAGGCTTTAGTACGTGGACAATTTCTAGGTATTTTGGTTCAATGTATATACATTCTAGAAAATGGGCTCATGTTAAAAACTTAGGCTGGATTTATATAGGGGCGGCTATAAGTGATACAAATTCAGATAATATTTGGTTTTATATAGAATATGTAGGCTGGTCTTATGTGCCGCTAAATGACGATGATAATATAATTTTCTTATCTGCATATAAAGACCATGCAAATATTAATCCATGGTTATTTATTTATAAGAATGAAGAAGATTCAATAAGTCATTTTTTTGTCACTAATAATGATATGCAGAATTTTTCTGCGTATATAAGATCTGTAGATGTTCAAGAATCATACTTGGGGGAAAATGATTCTATATTTCTTAATGATATAAATGGGAATCCTATTCGATCTAATACAGAGGAATTAAAACAATTTTGGAATTCTTCAGAGTTAACACTGAAAGTTTATGAATATAATTCTTTGCCTGAGCAAACTTCGATAACTTTAGATGGGTTTGATAATATCATTATTCACATAGGAAAAGATTCTTTTGATTTTAATTATTTTTATTTAGGATATAATAGTTCTAGTTCTGAGCAAGGTAAGAAGGCTAGAATTACTAGATTATTTAGTACGGGATTTACTATTAGTTTTTTAAATGAAGATGGAAATGTTGAAGATTTAGTACCTGAGACTGTACCGGGGGATCTTAGTCAGGAAACTCTTGACACTGACCCTGGATTAAATAGGTCATCTATAAAAGAATTTTTTGCTGTTGATAAATACGATTCTATTTCTGGATTAGACTGTATACAGTTGGAGTTAAATTCCGGACATAACTTAAGTTTAAACAAAAATTTATTTATAAACATAACGGGAGTCTCTCAAAACGACTCTAATCTTCAATTTCAAAATTCAATAAACTCGGAGTGGTCTACTATCTATGTAGATGAAAACAGAATTGAGTTGGTTGATTCTATATCTTTGAAAGAAATACTTTATAACGAAGAAGGAACAATATCATTATATGGAAATATTGAAAACTCTTCGGGTTTAAGTATAAGAAATGAAATACATTTAGATCGTAAATTATATAGAGTAATTAAAATAAAAGAATTAAGCGAAAGTAAATTTGAAGTGATTGGTAGTGAATATAATCCAGCTAAATTTGATGCTATTGATAGAGACATATCCACCATAAAACCATACATACCTATACCTCCTCAGGCAGATATGGATATTCCTAGTGCTCCCGAAGAATTGGAATTATTCGATTATACTGTTAGGGACGTTACAATAAATTAATATGAAAAAAACTATAATAGGGATAAAATTTACCGTTGTCGACTTATCTTCGAATTATGAAATAGTTGGTACTTCTGATAATTATTCTTTTCAATACAGTCTGGGTAAGGGTGCTAATCTAGTTGATGAATCTTATGAAGAATATATTCATTCCGTAGACCTGAAAGGTAATTATGGAACGTTTAATGTTAGGGTTTTTGCCGTTAACGATATAGGAATTAGATCAAAGTATATCGAAAAAGATATTTCTATATCTGCCCCTAGGCTTAATGAGACTTTTTTATTTAATAATGTAATTATTAATGTTGATACATCTGTCGCCTCAAATGTTATTCAATCCACTCCAACTAAAGATGATAGAACTTTAATTGTAAATTCGAATTTTATAGGAAGAAAAGCTTTAATATCTTGGGAGCTTGTTGCTCCTCCTGGGCACGTTAAGGAAGGACAGTCTTTATCTAGAGATCTATTGAGTGATACATTTTTTAATAAATTTGAAATAAAAATTAAAAACGGAAAAGATGAAGTCGTTGTTTCCGATGAAGTTTTAAACAGTTCTCCAGGTTTGCAAAATTATTTATTAACAGATGATGTATCTGGAGCTCTTCTGAATTATAGAAATTTTTCATTCGAAATAAATCAAGCTGTTTTTGAAGACTTGGGTTTAGAGAGAAATTTTACTGTAGAGATAAAGTCTTTCGATTCTTACGATAATTCTTCTACTGCAATTATAAGATGTGAGAATCCTGAACCTGAGATAGATGATTTTATTGAAAATATACAATCTTCTTTTAGTAAATTTTTGTGGAATGTTAATGATAATGATTTTGAATATGTTGATATAAAGATCCTTGCCGTAGAGAGGGGCTTTGAATTATATGAAAAAACAGATATAGACATAAGTTCAAATCATATAGTTGGTATGGCGAATGCGCAGGATTATATAATTAATAATTACTTTTATAATGTAGGGGAAAAATACTTATATCAAGATGGAAATATTTACGAGGTTATTCAAGAGCATGAAGCTGATTTAAATAAAAATCCAACTAATACTGATTTTTGGTTAAACTTAGGGCCCCTTCCTCAATTTGAGTATTTTAATAATATAAATATATACGATAATTACTTTGAATTTAGTCAGAAATTTGGTTTTGATTATTATTATTCTTTTTGTACATACGACAATTATGGAAAGGGTTTTGAATATAATTTAGTCAGAGAAGGAGTTCAGTTAAAATCTGATGACTCAATATTACATGCAAGATCTTTTGATCTTAAGATAGGTAACGTAAGATATAGAGAGCGTGAGGATTCTATTGTTTTTAATTGGGATTTCGTTAATCATTTAGAAGAAATAGTTGACATAAGTGATATAAATATTTCATCTTCTAATGACCCTAATGGGTTGTTGGGCGTGCATGCTGTGTTATATGATATAGATACTGATCAAAATATTTATAGAATAACTGAAGGTAATAATTCAAAAACAATTGTAGACTCTAGTATAGGAGGATCTATCGAGGTGGGCGGATTGATATCTGCGAGAATGTTTGATGAATATGAATATACTCGAGAAATAAATAATAGTATATACGGAACTGAAGGTTATCCTCCTGGTACGGATTTTTTTGATAATGATAAAATTTATAGCCCTGAAAATTACGATTATACTTTTTCAGATTCGAGTGAAAGATTGTATGAGTGTTTATTAAATAATTCTTATTTGGGAGAGAAAATTAGACCTGCTTATGAAGGATGGGATAGTAATAGGACATATCAGGCAAATGAAGACAGGGTACTTTATCAAGGAAACATCTACAAATTGACGCAAGACTTTGGCCCGGAGTCTTCTATCGTAGAAGGATTTTATAATGAAAATAATTCTTATAGCTCAAACACTTTTGTCTGCGCTCCATCATTTGGGGGGATAAGTATTTTTGACAGTACAAGTGAGTATAATGAGGGTGATTATGTTTATTATAATGGAAAATTATATTTCTGTTTGATACAGCAAAATGAGGGCGAGGTTTTCACGCCTTCATCAGAAAGCGTGTTTTATTGGAAATTGGAGTCGTTAACCTCTTCAAGTTTTGCTATTTATAAAGCGAAGAGTGATATATTGGCTGGCTCACTTTTTCCTTATGAGGATACAGATAATTGGGAATATCAAAATCCAGAAAATTGCACTACTCATTTCGAGTTAATTATTGAACAATATAATTTAAACTCAAATGAATGGGGTACAGGAATTAATTTTGGAGTAGGTAATTATTCAGTTTACAAAAATGATATTTGGCTATCTTTACAGAATAGTGGTCCTGATTACGGAGGGTTTATTGTCCCTGATCAAGATGATTCTTATTGGGTAAATGTATTTAATGGAAGTGAAGATATAGTTTCTGATCATTTATCTGGGGATTTAGTAATTTATAATGATTCTATTTATAAATGCCTTGCGGATAATCCTACAGGGGCGCCTATAGATGCAATCAAGATGGATGAAAGGGACTCTCTTTCTAATTACGAAGATTGTCAATGGAAGCCTTTTTGGCAATACGACTCCGGATATTTAAGTATTCCTCTTATGCATTCTGCTATTCCTGAAGGAGGAAAAAGAAATGTTGGATTAAAATTGTTTTTGCTTGATATTAACGAAAATATAATTTCATCAGGTAGTATAGCTGCAGAAAATCCTGCTCCTTATATTTTATATGACGATTTTAATAATACTGATGGTTTTATTGATAGCGTCTCTGAGACTACAAAAGTAAAATTTAATTTTAAATACGCATTAGATTTTCAAGAAAAAACCACAAAAGTTCATTTATACAGGTCAAGTGAGCAGCATTTTGATATAACCGGAAGCGATGGGTTGCCGTATTCCTCTCAGGAAGATCCAAGTTCTACATTAGCTAAAATTACTATAGGAGAAGGGGATGCTTCTTTTGGGGAAAATGTAACGTTTTTAGAAGACTCTCCAATTATACCAACGGTTCCTGATTACGAAAAATATGTCAATGAAAACCAATTTATATATGAACAATATATATTAGAAGATCCTTTTGAATCGAAAGAAAGTTGGGGGGAGTCTCATTGGTTGTCTCAGGGTCAAAATGAAGGGTATGAATTAACCTATAAAGAGGTTGCTACTGGTTATTATTATAAAATCTTACCTTTTGATGATTTTGGTAGTGGTGTCTTGCATACAGTACGTTACGATGGGTCAGAGTTAATTAATGTCTTTCCTAAGACATACCATAATAAAAACAAATACGCGTCTAATGGTCCTGTTGTTGGAGCCGGTTTAACAATTACAGAAGGAGCTATCCCGTTTGCCGTTAGAAACTTAAATGGACAAGCTGCTTTTGAGAATTATTTTTTAAATTGGTCTACAATTGATAATGATATAGATTTTTTTGAAGTATGGGCGAATAAAGAAGGTTTTGAGGGGGAGCAGTCTACATCTCTAATTACGGGATTAGAAGACGGCTCTACAGGATTTTTTGAGCAACAAAATAATACTGGGTACAGAAAAACTGATGGTGTTATTTATAGTGTCGGGGATGTGGCGCCAAGAGAAGTTGTAGATGAAGCGTGGAGAATTAGAAACGCTAAGGTTATTTTTGAAGTTCCATCTAACGCTAAATCTATAGAAACTGTTTATCCTGGGTCCGCCAATGAAACTAAAAACTTCTGGGTGAGGGCTGTGGATTTTGCTGGAAATAAAAGTCCTTTTACTGGAGCAGCCTTAACTGAAGGGGATAATATTTCTGGATTATCTCTAAGCTTGGAATCGATTAGCGCAACAGATGTAAGTGACTTTGAAACTTCCTTAACTAGTAGGTTTATTAACACAATAGCTTTAGAACCGAATAATCCTTTCCAGGCTAATAATCCTGAAGTAGGTAAGATCACCTGGGATTCGCATGACTTGTATTTTAGTGGAGATAAGTATCAAATCGATGCATCTGATATAGAAGGTATGGGTGACGGTTATATATGGTGGCAGCTTGAGGATAATCAATATACTACTGGACTTATACATCCAGCTAATTCTGATAACTCAAATTTTAAGGATGGAGATTTTATTGTAGGAAGAAGTAGGAATGGTTTCGTTACTCCAACTTTTAATGTATTCGCTAACGCTTTGATTGGTACAGCAAACATAGCAGAAGCCGCAGTAGATAGCGCAAGAATTAAAGATTTAACCGCAGATAAGATATTGGCTGGAGAAATATCTGGGCAAGATATAACATTGTGGTCTACTTATGGAGAGGAAGGAGCTATAAGAACTAGAGGTTTCGATGGCGTTGATCATGCATTTGATAGAAGCGGTTTTTTATTAAGTGGTGATGGAAGTTTTGCTTTTCAAGCTGGAGATAGTAGTTTATCTTTACAGAATGACACCCTAACGCTTGTAGGGAAGATAAGGCAGAGTGACACTAAGGATTATGATTTTATTGATATTAATGTTGTTCCTGGATATTTTAATTACATAGAGGGAGATGATGGTTTCGTTTTGCAAGATGACTCCTCTGTAGATATTGAAGTTTCTTTTAGGAATACTAGAACTGATTTAGATGAAGATAAAGTTTATTTTAAAATGGAATCTATTGTTGGTGGTGAACCATATACAGTCTTTGATTACCGAGAATTAGGATTTAATCAAATTATTAGTGGATTTCAATATCATACATTTACGAGAAAAGAGGATGGTTCTATAGTTGTTAATGCAAGATTAAATGGAGGATTCTTGGATACTGAGGATGGATTTCATGATATTATAACAAATCCTGTTCCTGGTACAACTGGGGACGCTGTAGTTTTATACGTGTCAGGAGAATATTCTTCTTATGAAAAATCTTCAACAATAACAAGGGTTATAGATGGTAAAATAGGAATTGATGGAGAGCCCGCAAAAACTGTAAAGCTTGAAGCCACTGATTATTCAATTATATATGACGACAAGGGACTTTCTCCAAAATTTAAAAGTGGCCCGAATACTACTCAGATTCAAATCTCTGCAGAAGCTTCTGATTTTTACTCATTTCCCCAATATCGATTTACAAAAGATGGAGTTGTTTATGCGTGGAGTACCAATACTTTTAATTACGGGCCGCCGGATACATGGACCCAAGGGGCATCTGTAATAAAGGTTGAAGTAAGAGAAGGCTCCTCTGGGAATGCATCTGCTTCTGATTCTATTTCAATTATTCGCGTTAAGCAGGGAGAAAATGCGCTAGCTGGAGTTTTAACTAATGAAAATCATACTATCCCCGCGAATAACGATGGTAGTTTTTCGTCTTCAAATTTAATTTCTGCAGGAGGAAACTTTGAAGTATTTTACGGGGGAGAGAAGATTACAACTGGTATAACCTTCGGAATTAGCGGCAGTTCAGTTAAAAGCGACTTGAAAATTACAATCGATGGAAGTGGCGTTTATACTCTATCTAATAATACCGCGTCGACATGGAGTACCGACTTAGAGACTTTTGATCTTACTGCAACATATGATGGAGAAACTATCACAAAGAGATACTCAATCAGTAAATCTAAGGAAGGTATTCAAGGTGTTCATGCTAAAAGTGTAAGAATTAATGCTGAATCTCTTGTATTTAAAAAAGATAAAGACGGATCTGTTTCTCCAGATAGAATAAAATTAACCGCCGTAACTCAAAATACTTCAAGTATTAATGCTTCATGGAGTGGGTCGAGCGAAATTTATACCAGTGAAACTGGAACAACAAAAGTTACAACTCCAACCAATCAAGTTTGGGTTGATAAGGCAGCTTTGGGGAGTGGAAAAGTAACCATAACGGCGACACATGTTGATGGAGTATCTGATTCTACAACATTGATACTTGTTGAAGATGGTTCTAATAATGTGCAAGCGGTACTTAGTAATGAGTCTCACACGCTGACTGAGTTGTCTGATGGGACTTTTGATTTAAGCGGGTCAGGTACAGACATACAAGTTTTTGATGGAAGCAACTTGTTGCAATATACAAGCGGCAACTTAACTGATGGAAAATTTAAAGTGGAGAATATTTCAAAAACTGGAGGTGTTAATTTTGGAACCAGTTCTACTGCTGAAGGAAGTACTACATATACGATGCCAGATCTATCTTCGGCCACTGGAGCGGGAACATTAACTTTTACAATAAAAGCTCAAAAAGGAAATGGAGAAACAGTAACCCTAACCAAGGTTCAAAGTTTCGCTGTTTCTAAATTTGGAGCAAATGGAGTAATGGGGGTTAGCCCAACTTATCGAGGAAAATACGACTCAAGCAAAAGATATTATTTTTTAGAAAGTACAGAAAATAAGCCTGGACGAGGAGACATTGTAGAACATACTGATGGATTATATTATATATGTACTGAAACTCATGGAGACGGAATTAGTCCGAATCCAGGTGCAGCAACTCCCGGAGATCCATCAGATTTTTGGAGAAGTTTTGATGCTCAGTTTCAAAATGTTGCAACAGATTTATTGTTAACGGAAGAAGCGTTTATAACAACAACGCTTACGGTTGGAGAGACTAATCCTGCGGACGGACCCCCTTCATATTTTAAATTTGATGCAGATGCAGGAAGATTAGATATGAGAGGGGCAGTGGTTAATAATACTATAGCTGAAGACGTGGGATTTAACTTGAGTAGTTTGAATATACCTGGGAACATTCAAATTGCTGAAACAGAAAAAACCATATATGGATCTGTGGGAACTACTGATTTTAATCAATATTTAGTTGGGCATTATCAAGTTAGAATTGTTGAGGGTAGTAATCAACAAGTTTTTACAATAGAAACGATTACAAATGCAACAGTTTTACAAGTCAAAGAGGCTTCATTACATCAATTTAGTCAAGCTACTGCTTATGTAGAAACAACTGTCTCTACATTCTTGGGCGGAGGTTATAATAATGAAATAATTCCATTTCCTCTTGCTGATGGAGGTTATCAATCTCTGGCTTCAAGTGTTGTGGGTGGTGCTTATAATGCTATAACTGGAAGATTTTCTTTTATCGGAAATGGTTTTGAGAATTCTTGTGGGGATAATTTCTCTGCTATTGTTGGAGGTTATCAAAATAAAATGCCTAAAGTTGACTCAGCTAATCAGGGTGCAAATTTTATTGGTGCTGGTCAAAACAATATCATAGATGGTGGCACTAATCAAAGTATACTTGGTGGTAGTGATAATCAAATTATAAATTAAAATGGCAGATTTATTGGCAAATGTAGTAAAGGATCCTGATGGGGGATTGTACTCTGCAAGAGTGCTGGGGTCTCAGGGTAAAGATTGCACTCTTGAGAATAATTTTCTTTCTAATACATGTTTATTTAGATCTGATGATCAATCGATAAATGATAACATGATAAAAACTAATGGATATGGTTATTGGAATAATGCTATATATGTAGTAGGAATTGATCTTGGATTTGAAAGAGGTGGGTGGGTACTTCATCAAAACTTGAGTTGGATATACCTTGCTCCTATTATATATAGTAATTTAGAAACAGTAGGTATATGGTTTTATTTTTTAAGTAAAAATGTAGATCCAATTGGTGATTTTGGTTGGACTTATTTTCAAAGATCTAATATCTTAAGGCATTGGGCTTTTGAGCCTCAATACATAAATAACTCTTCTGTATTAGGAACCTTTTCCGAGGGCTATGGGCTTTTTTTGTGGAGAGATGCTGGTGTTAATTCTGGGTATCATGCATTCATAATAAATGAAAATGGAAATATATTTGTTTCTGAGAAATTAAAAAACTTAGGAGATGGCCCTGTTTCTTCGATTCAATATTATTCTTTTTAAAAAATGGCTTTAGAAGACGCTATATATACTTCGGCGGTATTAAATATTGCACAAGAACCACCAAGAGATTCCTCTATTGATTCTTTTAATAGTAATAATTTAATATGTGCGGGAAGTTCTTGTAAAATTGAGGATAGTAGGAGGTGCACGATTTTAAATTCAGAAAGTCTTTACTTGTATCAAAAATATAATTCTCATTGCGTGGGAGTAGATTTTCAATTTTATGTCAAGCAAGCATATTATTCTGGAATAGTTTATAGAGTAGTCCTGAATGAATATTATCAAAATTTAATAACTTCGATTGACGGATCTAATTACATAAAAATCAAGACAAGAGATGGTTGGATAGACCTAAGGTTAGAATATTCTGGAAGTTATTATTATGTAAACTATTACAGCTCTGAGGATTTAGCGGGAGAACGCGCATCTTTATATAATTTTTACTTGAGTAATAGTTTTTATGTAAATTGCAAAAACGGGTTGAGCGTATTAAATGTATACTATTCTGAATGGAGTTCCGAAGAGGTTTATAATTACAGGGATTATGTTTATCATACTATAAGTGGCGGTGAAATTGTATTGTTTCAAAGGGGTGGGGCTGCGCCTGGGACTTCTTATAATCCAAGCATTACCGAACCAGATGATGAGTTGGAAGTAATGTATTTTAAGGTAGTTGAACGAAATTTCACCCTGCCGCCGCCAACCAGGTCTATTCAGGTTAAGAACTCAAATGTCATTGAATCTTGCGCAGATATAATATCAAATAATTTATCAGATGAGAGATTGAAAAAAAATAGTTCAAATATAAAAAACTCTTTGAGTTTATTGAGTAAAATAAATGCAGTAAGCTTTAGTTGGAATGAAAGGCAAGGGGTATTAAAGGGTGATGATATTGGATTAATAGCTCAGGAAGTTGAGCGATGTTTTCCATTGGCATCAAATACTAGGTCTGATGGTGTAAAAAGTATTGATTATCGTAAGATGATACCAATTTTAGTTTCATGCGTAAAAGAAAAACAGAAAAAAATAGATAATTTAAAAAGTAAAATAAAAGAAATAAAGGATTATATATGAGTAGCAATGTAATTTTAGGAGGGCATTTAAATACAATTAGTTCATCAGATTATTGTACCGTAATTAATGGTGCAAATAATTTAATATCAGGTGCAAATAATGTTCATGTGATTGGTGATAATGTAACTGCGTTAGGCGCTAATGCGGCAGGGGGATCTGCAGATAATGACGATAAGTTTTATGTCGGCTTGATTAATGGAATGGTTGTAGATGGGCCAATTCATTGCAGGGGCAATATAGAATGTGAAGCAGATATTATAGCTTTCTCCACCTCAGATGAGAGACTTAAGGATGATATAAAAAATATACCAAATTGTTTAGATAAAATTTTATCTCTTGATGCTATAGAATTTAATTGGAATGAAGATCTTCAAAAAACCTACAAAGGTAGAGACTTGGGTTTAATCGCTCAACAGGTACAAAAAATTGCTCCCGAAATAGTTGAAGAAAGAAGTAATGGGTATCTCGGTATTAAGTATGAAAAAATTGTGCCTTTATTGGTTGGGGCAACACAGGAACAAGACGCTCAGATAGAGGAATTAGAAAAAGAGTTAAACTTAATAAAAGAGTCACTCATTAATTAATTTCATTAATATTCTTGTGTCAGTTGGAGAGATGTCTGTATAGTCGTTCCAGTTCTTGACGCTATCGTTTTGATACTTTCCACTCTTCCACCAATCTCTTAAAATTACGCGAAATTCTT